CCGGTGCGCTTCACCGTGTCGTCCTCCCACGGGACCTTCGGCTGCTTCACTTCCTTCGGCTTCTTCTGCACGCCTTGTGCGGCGAGCATGGATTCGATGCGCCGAAGCCAGAAGATGGTGGACCATTGCAGGGAGTGCTCAGTGGTCCACAGGTGGTTGCCGTTCATGGCGCGGTGGAGTGCAGAGTCCTCCGGCAGTCCGTTAATGAGCGCCATGAGTCGGCGGGTGGTGATGTCGCCGCGCCAGTAGTCGGCGACGGGGTCGCCGCCGTAGTGGGCGGTTAGCGCCGCTTCGCAGGCTTCCGGGTGTTCCGCGAGGACACGCGGGTAGGGTTCCGCTGGACCTTCTCAGCGTGCTTCTTGATCGCTTCCTGCAGGATGTCGAGGGGGTCGATGTCACCGAAGGTGGCGATGTGGGTGGTGAAGTCCTCTGCCTCGTCGGGGAGGAACAGGGCGATCATCTCTTCGCGCAGGGTGTCCGCGCTGATGAGGTTGGCGCGAGCATCGTCCTGGAGTTCGGAGAGATGGTTCTTCCAGTCGAGGGGGGCGAGTTCCTGCGCGATGGCGTGGAACTCCTTGCCGCCGACGGTGAAGGGGAACAGGGTGCCGTTGTCGATCTTGAGGGCTTCGGCGCGCTGCTCGAGCATGGAGGTGAGGTCGATGTCGTTGGACATGGCAGGTCCTTTCATAGGAAGTGCCCCCGGTCACCGGTTGGTGCGGGGGCGTGAGGAATGGGGTGGCAGGTCGGTTGTGCAGAGTGCTGGGTGGGGCCGGGCGACCTGCCAGGATTCCCGGCCCCGCGTTCCTATCCGGCAGCCGCGGCGATCTGCGCCGCGACGTAGTCGGAGATGTCCTTCGCGCTGAATGCACGGACGGTGGTGTCGGTACCGGCGTCGAGCTGGGCTCGGGTACCGGCCGGGGTCGCGGCGGGAATCGAGGTATTACCAGCGAGGGCGTCACCAGCACCGGTGCCGACCTTGACGTTCGACGTGCCGGCACCGATCGCGGTCCGTGCCGCAGCGGCGTCAGCGGCCTTGATCACGGACTTGCCTACCGCGGTGGCACCAGACAGGGTGTCGGCGGTCGGGGTGGCCGGGACAGACGGGATATCCGATCGGTCAGCCTTGTCATTGAGCTCGGTGCCGAGCTCATTCATCTGCTCAGCGGTCAGCTTGTCGCCAGAGGCGAAATCAGTCTTTGCCACAGTGTGGCTCCTTTCAGTCAGTGCCCCTGTTCAGGAAATGGCGAACGGGAGGGACGTTTCCCCCAGACGCCCCTCTAGGGGTTTTCCGGGTCGGTTCCGCCGGCGTTGACATCGGTGGACCAGTCGCCCAGCGACTTCGCAGAACCGCCCACCAGGGTGGAACCAGCGGTGCCCGGCTTCCAGCCCTCCTTGAACTCTCGGGCAATCGCGTACCCGGCCGTAGCGTCGAAGTTGGCCTTGAACGTCAGCTCGTAGCCCACCAGGTCAGTGTTCGTGTAGGTGAGATCACCGCGCTCCGTGATGGAGCACGCCGGCATCAGGTACCGTCGCGCCTTCTTACCGTCGAGGACAGTGACGGTCAGGCAGAAGCGGAAGTCCTCCGGAAGCTCCGCACCGGTCTCGAAGCGGGTGACGCCAGAATCCTCGTCGTAGGTCATGTCCTCCTCGGCGACGCCGTAGTACAGGGCGTTCGCCAGGCCACCGACGGACCACAGGGTGGCCGTGAAGGTAGCCTCCTCCGACGTGACCTGACCGCGCTGCGGGCTCGTAGCCTGCCACGGCTTCCAGTCCGACCGCTCCTGGTTCAGCGACTCGCTGATACCAGCGTCAGAAAGCCACCCGAGATCCACCATCGGCGCCTTCGGCTCCGCCATGTTCACCGGCAGCTCAGTACCGTACGGGCCGTAGTGCAGGGCGCCCGTGACGCCGAGGGTGATCAGCGCGGTCTCGTAGTTCGCCGCGGTCAGATCGATTTCAAGATCAGCCATGATTCCTCCTTCAGGAATGCGAAAACCCCGACGTGAAAAACCACGACGGGGCAAGAATTTTGTGTAGAAGGTCAGCGGCGCGGTGTAGACACCACGACCGTGACCGAAGCGACCCATCCACCGAGGGACGAATCACGGGCCAGAGCAAGCCCACCGGCCGGGGACACGAGGACACCAGGCGGGCGACGAGGATCGATCAGCCACTCATCAGCCGATGCTGCGAGCTCACGAGCCACAGGCTCCGACTCGCCGTAAGCAACGACACGGACAACCTCACGATCCCACGCAGGATGACGAGCATCAGACCCATCCGACACGACAGTCACCACCGGACCATCCCGAGGCGTCCACCCAGACGGCAACTCCGACCGCACCGGGCACGACAGCACCCCACGGAGACCACCACGGATCAACCGGGGAGCATCCTGCTGCTGCAGCATGGTCACCCCTTCCCGTAGCGGTGAACCGTCGCGCCCTTCGACCGGGCCGCCTTAGACAACAGCCCGTCGCGGACCTCAATCGCCGCACCATTCGGATGCTTCAGAGCCACAAGAACCACCGGACGTCCATTGCGGTCATACTTCAACCGAGAATCAGCCTCGTATCCACCGCCGACCGCCCCAGCGATCTCATTGCCCTTCTTCTCGAGCTGCGGCCCGAGCTCCTTCATCGCCCGCTTGTAAAAGGCGGGCTTGAACCCGAATCGCGGCCCCTTGCCTTTCCCTGCCATTAGCCCTCACCCCTCTCACAGACGAACACCGTGGAAGGGTGGTGACGCGCCAGGCGCGGCCGCCGGAACGCCGCGTAGTCATGCGGCGGCTCCACGACACGGAACACCCTGCCACGGATCACCACCTCAGACTCCGCAGACACCGCCGTGCCAGACGGGGCGAACACCCGCAACTGCTCAGCCGTCCCCTCCCGATCCACGCCCACATCCTGATCCAGGACCAAGGGCTGCACACGGCAAGTCACCGTCACTGACCCCGTGCCGGGGATCAGATCACCATCATCATCGACCCGCGGTCGATCACGGATCTCCACCGGTTCGAACGCCTCATTCATCGAAGCCTCCGCTCCGGCCACCGCCACGGCGCCGGGAACGACCCGGACGCCAGCGCAGTGACCGGCAGCCCGAGCTCGTCCCTGTGTGCCGCAGTGAGAATCAGACGGCCAAAGCCAGTGACCTTCAGCGTGTCCGAGGAGTACGCCTCCGAATCGGACTCGGCACCGGTTGTAGACGACACGGACGACTTGCCGACAGACGGGCCGATCAGCACCGCCGCGGCGACCATGTCCCGGATCACCCGCTTGGCGGCATGATCCAGCCACGGTGACGCAGCAGCCTCAGCATCGAAGTCACGGCCCACACGGGCGAACGCGTCCCGGACGATCTCCTCAGCATCACCGAGAAGAACCTCCACCCGGCCCGCATCATCCGGCGACAGGGCGACCGGAAGGCGCGAAGCTAGGTCATCAAGCGTGACGAGCATGGCAGCCTCCTATCGGGTTGCGGCGATGATCTCCTGCTTCGACAAGCCCTTCGGATCGATGCCGAGAGCCACCGCATACGAGCGCCACATGTCCACCGACGCGGCACGGGCCGGGCGCTTCAC